AAAGACATAAATTATTCCACCGTACGCGGATAGGGATATACATACCAACTAAGCGTATTAAGTTTATTAATGAAAATGGCGACAATTCTAAAACGCCAGCTTATCACAATATAGTTATGCTGATTAACGCAAAACAGAACAGCATTCATTTTGAATATGAATATAAGGAGACAGAACAATGAACCAAATTACAATCGAATTCAGAAATGCAAAAGACTTGGCAAAGAAAATTAGCGAATACAATGAAATGCTAAACCCTAAAACAGTTGATGAACCACCAACAGTTAAAGTGGTAGAGGCTCCTAAACAAGAAGTGAAGCCTGAACATATCGAAGAGGTAGCAAAAAAAGTAGTTGAGGTCGTAAAAAAAGTTGAAGAACCGCAAGCAGAACCTGTTGAGGTAAAAGAGGAACCAGCCGAGGAGGTTGCAGAAATTCCTGTTACGAATTTTGAGGGTGAGCCTGTAGAGGTGAAAGCAGAAGAAGCTGAGGAACCAACAGAAAATGAGTTAGACGTTGAAACAGCAGAAGTAGATCCTCATGTATATTGGACAAACTTCAAAAACTGGTTGAAGGATAGCGGTCAAGAAGGCGCTAAGGCTGCACTTGATATTTTTCGTAAACACGGCGTTTCCGGAAGACCATCTGCAGAAGATTTATCGCAAGAAATTATCGAAGAACTTGATACATTAATCAACAAATAATTGATAGATAGACGAAGGAGAATAGGAACATGGCTAATGTTAATAGTTTTAAAGTAGTAATCGACAATGTAGTGCCTCAAATCGAGGCACTACAAAAGGCAATGGAGCTAGATCCAGCCAATACTATCGAATATCAACGTGCGTTAGATTTTTGCGAAACGAATATTAGCGTTTCAGAAACCATCATAAAAGCTATGAAACTTGTCGAAAAAGACAGTAAAAAGACAGCTGAAGATAGTAAAAAGACAGCAGAAAAACCAAAGAAAAAAGAACCTAAACCAGCTCCAGTTGTTGAGGCTGAAAAAGTGGAAGAAGAAACAGACATCTTTGATATGTTCGATTAAAGGTGGTGCACTATGGACATATTAGCAAGGGTATATATCCCTAGAATGTTTGACAGTGTGATTTTAGAAAATGGCTACGATGCACTATTCACTACTATTTACCATACCGATTGCAACTTTGCTTTCGGTGGTAAATGGAAACGCAAATATAGTTACAGTAATGGTTATACAACTGCTGCAAAGTACTTCACATGTCCTAATTGTGGCGTACATAGTGAACCATTTAGAAACAAAATCTTATTCGTGCGTGATGATGAAAGCCTTATACCGTTAGAAGTTTGGGCCGATGTTGTAGAGTTTAAAAATTATCTCGACTTACGATTTACGTATAGGGCTATTACCATGCGATATGATGGCACCTTTATTGATGAAGGCCTTCGCAAAGAGGTATTACGCTTTGACTTTAAAAGTAAAAAAGCCACCTATACTGACTATAATCGCGGTAAGCATGAACTTACGCTCGAGTATATACACCATAAAAGAGTCATGGAAGTACTAACTTATCTAGGTAAATCTTACGCAATGCATGATATTAATAGAAAACCACTAAATAATGTGTTTAGGTCTTTACGATTGGCATTTGAACGTAGGATTAAAAAGGCCTATGGGTATTCCACTAGTGATGTATATATAGCACCATCTTTTAATGAAGATAACGGCTACCACTTTTCTATGTTGTTAAACATGATCTTGAAACTATCAGCACCAGATATGCCAAACATCATAAGTATTCAACGAGGGGCTGACTACTGGCACGATTATTATGCAAGATTAATTACATCTATTCCGTTTGATAGTGATGTATTGGATTTAACAAGAAAAGGAATGAACTTCCAAGAGGCTTTGCGTGTGGTTTATAAATCACCTAACAGCAAGGCATTGCGTAGGGCTATGGCAAAAAATCCTATGTCAGTCGTACTATCCAGCGTATTAAGTCTATTTAAAGATGAAAATTGCAGGCGTACGATTGTTGATTTAAATCGTCATAACCTTCCTGATGATGAAAAATATAAATACACTGGCAAAGTCCATTGCGCCAAGGATATTAGAAAATCAATGAAGTTGCATATCGATGGTTCAAAAGAGTTTTGGCAAATAGTTATTGCAAGATATGGCGAGCCTGCTGCATTGCGTTGGATATTGTCCGAGGACTTCCGAGACATTGAGGACTGCGTAAGAATGTATTCCGAGTTAATACTCAAATATCGAGATAAGTTTTGGGGCAAAAAGTTCAAACTAAAAGCATTACATGCTGAGCTTATTAATATCTATAACAAGCAAAAGTATGGCGATGTTAATTTACCGGCTATACCAGCATTAAATGCTGACGTAAATGGACTACATTTTGTAGTTCCAAAGACTGCGGCAGATTTAATGATAATTGGTAAGCAGCTTAAAAACTGTGTGGGATCTTATAAAGATAGAGTCATGAAAGGAAATACAGCAATTGTGGTTGTAACAGACAATAACATGAAACCTGTAGCATGTCTTGAATTAACAAAAGATATTGACAGTAAAGAAAAATTCACAAAGCTGGTACAGGCAAAATTGTTTGGCAATCAATGTGTTTCTAAAAATAAAGACGTCAATAACACTGTTTTAACGTGGGCTAACCAGTTAAAGATTGAACCGGTAACAGTAGATATTCAAGCACAAGTAAGCTAGGGGGACGCAATGAAATTAAGTGAAATAATGTTAAATAACTTCAAAGGAATTAAATTTATAAACTTTGAATTCGATGGCAATGACGCTTCCATATATGGTGATAATGCCACCGGTAAAACAACTATATTTGATAGTTTATGTTGGTTATTGTTTGGCAAGGATAGCCTAGATAGAGCGGATTTTGAAATAAAAACGCTTGTAAATGGTGAGCCACTTCATAATGTCAATCATGAAGTCGAAGCGACTTTCAGCAATGATGATGGTACCGGCTTTACTTTAAAACGTATATACCGCGAGAAATATAGCAATCCCCGCGGTGGCGAAACAAAACTAACTGGACATACGACCGATTACTTTATTAATGAAGTACCGGTCAAAGAAAAAGAATATAAAGCATTTATCAGTAACATGATTAATGAGGACGTATTCAAGCTAATTACCAACCCACTATATTTCAATGAGCAGTACAGCTGGCAAAACAGACGCAAATTACTGCTCGAAATGTGTGGCGATGTTGATGATGAAAGCGTAATCAATAGTCGTGATGATCTTAAACGATTAGCGCAATTGTTAAACGGACATACCGTCGAAGAACAAAAGAAAATTGTAGCTGCTAAAAAAGCAGCTATCAATAAAGAGTTGGACATGATACCTATTCGTATTGATGAGGCTGTAAGGAATAAGCCTGAAATTGCATCAGATAAAACAAAACTAACTCAAGATATTCAAGTCATAATGAATGGCATTGATGAGTTAGAAAAAGAAAAAGCTATTATCAATAATGGCTTTGAAGCTACAGAAAAACACTCTAAAATACGTGAAATTAATCGTCAGTTAGAGGCAAGACGCTCGGAGGTATTATCTGACTATAAAAAAGATAAACAAGCGCTACGGTCTAAATATGAGCTATCTCTTATGCAGTTAAAGTCATTAGAGGCTGAACGTGATAGATACTACGACAGACACAATGATTTAAATAAAGATATAGACCTAGAAAACAAACGAATTGAAAAGTTACAAGATGAGTTTAATTCGTTTAACAGCCAAGAATTCGACACTGTAAATTGTCCTACTTGTGGACAGCCGTATCCAGAAGAAAAACGAGCAGAGCTCGAGACTATTTTTAATACTCAAAAATCTACAAATCTTGAAGAGTGGCAAAAATTAATTGATAGTGCAAAGGCTATGAAGCAATCGTACATGGAACAACAAGACATTATGGCAGTAAAGGTTGACGGATTAACAAATCAAATTATTGACAAGCAAAAAGAATATGACAGTCAATTTAAGGATTATGAGGAACTGCAAGAACCTAACATTGATGATGATCCAGCATATAAAGACTTAAAAGCCGAGCTATTTATTCTCGAATTAGATGATGGCAATGAAGCTGACGACGATAAACTTTTAAAAATTGATACAGAATTGAAGGAATTAAAGTCGAAAAAGTCGGCACTAGAAACAGAGCTCAATAAATTTAAAATGGTGGCCGATATTGACACGCGCATAGCAGAGTTGGAAACACAACAACGAAAGCTGGCAGAGGAAAAGAATTTACTAGATGAAACATCGTTCCTGATTGATGAATTTGTAAAAACAAAAGTCGATTTACTGGAACAATCCATTAACAGCCATTTTGAATATGCTCGCTTCAAAATGTTTAATGTGCTAGTCAATGGAAACATCGAAGAGTGTTGCGAGACCACATATAAAGGTGTTCCGTACCGTAGTATGAATAATGCAGCTCGTATAAATGTAGGGCTTGACATTATTAATGCATTAACCAAGTTTTATAACGTTACTGCGCCAGTATTTATTGATAATGCTGAGGCTGTAACAGATTTTATCAAGTGTAATAGTCAGACAATCAAATTGGTTGTAGACGCTGACTTCAAAACACTAACAAAGATCTAGGAGGTAAACCATGTCAAAAGAAGTGGCAATCAACAAACCATCATTACCAGGTTTTCAATCTGCGGAAGGATTTGAACTTTTACAACGTCAGGCAAAAATGTTTTGCGGTTCATCTTTAGTACCGCAACAATTCCAAGGCGAACAAAACTTTGGGAACGCTATTATTGCATTGGAAATGGCTCAACGTATGAATGCATCACCTTTAATGGTTATGCAAAACTTATATATCGTTTATGGCAATCCAGGCTGGTCTAGTAAATTTTTGATAGCTACATTTAATCAATGCGGACGCTTTGAGGCTATCAAGTACAAGGAAACCGGAAAGAAAGGAACCGATAGCCAAGGCATCATCGCCTACACCAGAGAAAAGGGTAGCGATGAAATTATACAAGGTCCAGAAGTTACTATCTTAATTGCTAAGCAAGAAGGCTGGTATGACAAAAAGGGTAGTAAATGGAAAACAATGCCGGACCAAATGTTACGTTA